CATCCGAGCGTTCCTCGCCAAACTTCACGAGAACACAGACCCCGACGAAACGGCGCGATATTGCCTGCTTGGGCAGTTGCGGAAAGAGATCAGCGAAGAACCTTCCGCCGTTTGACGCACACCAGAAACCCAACCGATTGGGTAATAGGCAACGGGCCTTCCAGTGCGTCACGGGACACCCATTCCCCAGCGGGGTGCTGGGCGTCTATCCAGTCAACGCGAACGACTTTCAACACGTCACCGAGTGAACGGCGAGAAAGTCGTCAATCCATGTGTGCGGGCTTCCCGGTTCTGGGATCAACTCAGCCGGTGGCGGGCCGATAACACAGAAGGGGTCAGGAGCCCCGATATTTTGAGCGCAACCGCTGCACAATAATCCGATCATCACACAAAGGGGGAAAATTCTATGTGGCTTAAGGTTCATGGTTATCCAGACTACGAAGTTTCGGAACTTGGGGAGGTGCGGCGGGTAACTCCAACATCTCATAAATCTCGTGCCGTTCCCTTTCTTTTGAAGGCAAGCCCAAACTCCACTGGGTATCCAACGGTGCATCTCACCCGTGATAAAATATCCAAGACCCACTATGTTCACACTTTAGTGGCGACAGCCTTTTTAGGTCATCGTCCATCACCGGACCACCAGGTTGCCCATCTTGATGGGACTAGAACCAACAACGCTGCAATTAATTTGAAATGGGTATCTCAGTCAGAGAACGAAGCGCAAAAACTTGGTCACGGCACCGCGAAAACGGGAGAAAATGCGTATAACGCCAAACTCAATGCGGCCACAGTTCTCTCCCTTCGCAATGACCCACCACCCTGTATATTGGCAGCGGCGCGGCGCATAGGCGTTGCGCCAAGCACTCTACGCAATGCATTGAGCGGCAAGACTTGGCGTCACATCAATCCTAACGGTACTTGTCTCTAATCCGCTCACGCTCATCAGCGTCAAGACGGCCAGCATCACGAGCCTTAATCGCGTCATTGATAGCCTCCAGCGCTTGTTCTGCGTCGTCGGCGCGGTGGGAGTCCCTTCCCGCCTGCCTGCCCTTGACCCAAAAGAAAACGAGGCCACCCAGAAGGGCGGCCCCGAATCCCAGAAATAGCCACAGGGTCACTTCTCAAGGCCCTGGTCGGTGACAAGGCGAAGGGCGATGTTCACGACCACCATCACGCCAGCGACAAGCTGCGCCTGTGCTTCGGGGTCAAGGCCAACGTCGATACCGAACACACCTGCAACCGTGACGCCACCAGCGATCAGGTTTGCCCAGAGGGTTTTCGAGGTGTACCAGGGTTTCATGTCATTTCTCCTTTGATGATGTGGCCCGCGCGTTCGTAAAATGCGGGTTACGTTTCGGGGCGCTTTTCCACTTTCAGAGAGGAATCGGCCCAAATGGTGGAAAGAGGTTCAAATACATGCGCCTATGCAGCGCATAAGGCCGAAGCCTGCGCATAGAACGCGGGCCATGTCTCCGCTTTCGGCTTACCCGGTCGCCATGCGTCGATGTACTGCGCCCAACCCTCTTCTGAGGTCGTAGGAAGGGGGCTGGGTAGCGTCCAGAGCAACAGACGGGCGAACACACACGCCAACGTGTCGTTGTGCTCTATGGCCCTGTAAACGGTGTCTGTGTCGGCGCTGTAGCGCAGTGCTTCACAGACCCGCAGCGCGTGGGCTTCGGTCGAGGGGTGACGCAAAACACCGCGAACGCCGCCGCCCCATTCGAATTGGAAAAATCCGCGAGCAGGCCCGCCGAGTTGCGCCCGATGCTTGAACCGGGATTCCTGCAAGCCGATGGCAAGCAACATCACCCGAGCCTCTGGCGTGTCCATCTTCTCAGGGAGCAGAGAGAACGCGGCGGGGAACACATAGTCGTTGATGTGGTCAATCATGCTCGCCCCCAAGCGCCGCGTATCCGGCAAGGTCAACGTAGGAATCTTCGTGCGGGCCGTTCTTGAGCCGGACCAGCTTCAACGCCGCCATGCACAGTGTTACCTGACGGCCTGAAACATTACTGCCCAGAAGCACAGACCACACGGCGGCAATGTCTTCTGCGTTATCCGCCCATGTGCCGTATTGCTCTTGTCGTGCGCCTTCTGTCAAATCAGCGGCGCGGCTTAGAATCTCCCTGCGGTTCATGTGTGGGACCTGTGGGCGTCATACGCCCCATTTATGAAGCGTGTAGCAGTCATACGTCCCTCTTCATCAGGATTGAGTACTTGCCGTGGTGGGTGTCGTGGAACGCGGGATAACCGTCTTTGGTCAGGTCCGGCTTCCACCCCTGCGCCATGTAGATCAGGAAGCAGTGCCAAGGTGCGTAGATGAAGTCCTGAGTCATACTGTGTGGACCTTTCTGCGCTCTGGTGGGCAATAGCCGTCAACATGGGCGCGTTTCAGCGCGTCCCGGACCTCGCGGATAGGAAGAACGCGCCGCCCGACCTCCCCATAGTACATGCTGCGGTCCACCCGTGTCATGGATTGATGAGAACGCCACCCGCCGTCGTTGCCGAACTTGTCGCGCGGGGCAAGCGTGTTCCACATTTCAATCGTTGCGCCGCCATCTTCATTGGTGCGTAACTTGTGGTGAAGGTGGCCCACGTCGATGTAATGAAATTCTGTCTCACCCCAATCCTGCCGGTAGTCGTTTGACATGACCTGGACGAGCCGCTCACCCTTCGCCTTGTCGCTGTGATGCGTCATAACAAATGTGTTGCCCATACGATAGGGGATGAACGCGCCAGAGTTGTCCGCCCAGGAACCGTATTCTTTGTCCCTGTCACCCTCTGTCAGATCGGCGGCGCGCATGAGGATTTCGCGGCGGTTCATAAATGATGCCTATACGCGGCATAGGTGCGGTTTATGTAGCGTGTAGCGGTCATGCGGCGGCCCTCAGCATGTCAATGGAACAGGTCGTCATCAGAAAAGCCTTCCAACGCGGTGCGCGAAATCAATGGGATCACGGGCCGATTTGTTGCGGTTACACTGCGGACAGGCGATAACGAGATTGTCTTGCGAATGTTCGCCGCCTTTGGCGAGCGGAACATAATGGTCAACCTCAAACGCCCCGGCGCAGGGCGACCCGCACCAATAGCAAACCTTCTTTTGTTCCCGAGTCCACGCAGCCAATTCAGGCCCGGAAATGCCGCCTTCCTCTTGCGCCCTGCGCCGCCCTTTGTAGGCGTTGGCTATCGCCCTGCGCCGTTCGGGGTTGGCTGCGGCCCAACGGGCGGCGCTCTCAATCCTGGCGGGGCGGTTGGCTTCATACGCCTCGCGCGCACGGGCGCGGTAATCTTCGCCGCGCTTCTCATAAACGCGCTTGTAGTAACCGCATTCGACTTGAGCGGCGGTCTGTTCCTGAGCGCAAAGAACGCATTTCCCTGATTTTGAGTACCGTTCTCCGTTGTGCCCCTTTGGGCATTCCTTCCCAGAAATATACGTCAACTCTCCGGCACGAAGGGCGGCGGCGCGAGGCTTTGCCGGGCTGCGCTTCGTGTACTTGCGATTGGGTTTGTGTATGGTCTTGTCAGCCATATCGACCTCTACAGAAGGTTGATTTTGGTCAGGGTCGGGGAGCGTTGGCGCGCTTCTCGACCCGCCCTGATTATGCCACAGAATCAACCGCTCGACCAACATTTGAGGTCAACATGTCAGGGTTAACGGTGATGCGAGTGCGCTCGCCGAACTCACGGTGATAGACGACTGCAATCATTTCTCGTGGCGATCTGAAACCGCGCTGGTCTGCCCACGCAGAACGCGGCCCCAGAACACGCAATGTCTCCACGGCGCAGCCCGTGTGATCCTTCGCCTTGGTGTCCTTGTGGTGGACGTGTCCGACCCAGAAAATGCGATGCTTGGTCCGACCCCACATGTCTGGGTTGTCGGTTGCCATCAAAAGGGGCAGGTCTTTCATCTTCACCCCGTGGCCGTGATGAGTGCCAATCGCATTCACGCCAAACTCGTAATAGTGGAAATGCCGTGGTGACGTATCGACCGTGATTCTGGGGTTGTCCGCATAGATGTTGGCCATGCACTCCATCAAGAAGATGGATGACGCTAGGTCGTGATTGCCGATCTCAACAATGACGTGGACTTTGGCGAACTGCTTGGCGGCGGCTTCAATCATGTGCCTCATGCAACGGATAGCAGCACGAACCATTTTCGGAAAACGTCCGTCTGCATCCATGAGATTGCGGCTGGTCGGAGTGACGGCCTCCCAACTGTCGTAGTCCATGAAATCACCCATGAATGCGATGACACACGTCCCTGCCTTTGGAACCGCATTCAGGAGGTCTTTAGTGGCACCGACCAAAAGCCGCTCGCCTATGTCCAGGTCGTAATCATCTCCGGTTTCTTCGTGCCAGCTATACTGTCCAAGGTGGTGGTCACCAACAGGCAGGACCACAAGCAAGTCGTCTGCATCAACCACGGGGGCCTTGATCGGCCTCACTCGGGGCAAGTCCTTGGCCATCTCATCAACCGCAGCCTTGAACATCTCCTGCAGCCGTTCCCGGTCTGCCGTGGTCTTGACCCATTCGGCCTTAATTTCACCATCCGGCCCGTACAGAGTCGAACGGCCCTTGACCATGTAACCATCGGGCGCGGAACCATCGACCCCCGCCCTGCCTGCAAAGCGGGTGTTACCGCTGGCAAGCCTGCTGCGGAATGTCTCGTAGGGAAGCCCAAGAACCTTCGCGGCCTCGGCCTTGGTGCCGTGCATGGCAAGGGCGCTTGTGCAGTCCTGCCATTGTTCGTAGGTAACGCCGGGATTTGCCACAGTGTGGCCTTCCTGCTATTTGTCCAGAAGCCAGATAATCAGCGTAAACTGCGCTGATTATCTGGCTTCTGGAC